CGGACGATCGCGCTCGTTTCGACGAAGGCGTCGCGATCACGCGCGATGCTATGTCGCTGCCGCTGAGCCGTTCGCTGTTCGACATGATCGAGGAACCGACCGGCGCCGCGCCGGCCGACGATGCCGACGACGAGTCGAACGGAAACGCCAACGACCAGACGGACGCGCTCGCGGCCTGACATGTCGATTATCGGTCTGGATATAGCGTCGAAGACAGGGCTGGCGCGGTGGCGTGTCGGTGATCCCGCGCCCGTCCTGTCGACGATCGTGCTTGGCGGAAGCGCGGGCGACCTCGCGCGCCCGATGGAGAACCTGCGCCTCCACCTCGCGCAAATCCACACCGAAGACCCGATCACCGACCTGTTCTTCGAAATGCCGATCCTGCCGCGCGCAACGATCGACGAGCGCGGTAGGGCGCGGATGATGACCAGCGCCCAGGCGGTGCTGAAACTATCGGCCCTCGTCGGCATGGCTGAATGGTTCGCCTGCCGCGTGAAGGCCAACCCCTATTCGGTCGACCAGCAGACGTGGCGCAAGCATTTCATCGGCAAGGGCACTGGCCGCAGCGCCGACCTTAAGTCCATGGCGATCGAGGCGTGCCGCGTGCTCGGCTGGCCGACCCGCAACGACAACGAGGCCGACGCCGCCGGGGTGCTCGACTACGGCATCAACTGGCTCGGGATCCATGCGCCGTGGCGTGACACGCACCTTTTCGGTGGAGCGATCGCGGCATGAGCAGGACAGTTTGCATCATCGAAGGCTGCCACCGGACTACCGCCCGCGTCTTCGACGAATGGATTTGTGCGGTCCATTGGCAGCGCCTGACCCGTGTGGAGCGCCGTGTTTGGTACCGAATTAAACGGACGGCAAAGCGATTTGGATGGGAAGCTGTTCTCGATCGCGACGAGCGGGTCTGGTCCGCGCTTAAGCGGAGAGCAACAGCATGACGAGGCGGCACCACAAAGAGAGCCTGCTCGGCGCCGACAATCGGCCGCGCATCCACCTTTGGCCCTCGCAAAATGGCTTCAGCGCGTCGCTGGGTGCGACTGGCGCCCGCTGGTCTCGTGCTGGTGAACGTTCTGCAGGTGAAGCGCTGAACAACGCGCTGGGGATGGTCAATCCGCAGATCCGCGAGCGCGGCGTTGTCGTCATCATCGAGCCGATCGATGGATAACGTCATCCACCTCCGCCCGGCCCAAGCCGAACTGGACGCCGCCTGGCAGGCCTATGACGCCGCGCGCCTGCGGGTCGAATCGCTCTACCGCGACGACGCCAGCACGCCCGATCAGCGCCGCACGGCCGTCATCGAGGCCAACCAGCTGCATTCGACCTTCAAGCGCCTGTGCGAGCGCACGGAGGCATGCCGTGGCTGAGCCGCTTCGCCTTATGCAGAACGAAGAATATCCGCCCGCACTCATCAATCTGGAAGCGGAAGCGAGTCTCCTTGGCGCGATGATGTGCAACAGCGGCCTCGTCGACGGGGTCGCGGAGCGCGTGTCGGTCGATGACTTCGCGAGCGATCTTCACCAGCGGATCTTCAACGCTATCCTCGGCGAGGTAGCGCTCGGGCATAGCGCCTCACCTCCGCTGCTGCGCAACCACTTCATCTACGATGAGGATTACGACCGCGCCGGCGGATTCGCCTACCTCTGCGACCTCACCGCCAACAGCGCGGCCGTGGTCGGGGTCAACGACTTCGCGCGCCAGATCAGCGACCTCGCCAAGCGCCGCCGCCTGCTCGACAACATGCAGCAGCTGCAGGTCGATCTCACGACCCTGACCGACAATCCGGTCGAGGGTTTGGTCGACCGCATCGACGAGGCTTTATCGCAGGCCATCAGCCGGCAGGAGACGACCCGGTCGCAAACCATCGCGCAGGCGTTTGACACGACCTTACAGGCGATCGAGGACGAGGCGTCGGGCGTCGGGCCGCAGGGAATCGCGGTCGCGGGCCTGGACGATTTCAACCAACTGACGGGCGACCTGCGGCGCGGCGAGGTGATGGTGCTGGGCGGCCGGCCTTCCATGGGCAAGACCGCCGTCGCGCTCGGGGTCACGCTCGGGGCCGCGCGCGCCGGATTCGGGACGCTGTTCATATCGCTCGAGATGAAGACCGGCGAACTGATGGGCCGCGCCATCACCGACCTGATATTCGAATATGGCAACTCACCCACGTTCAAGGACGTGCGCCGCGGCAAGTTTAGCGCCTTCGATCGAGAACGCATCGCCCGGGCCCGCGAGACCATCGCGGACTGGCCCTTAATCATCACGGACCCATCGAAACTCTACATCGGACGCCTGGCGATGATGATCCGGCGCTACCAGCGCCAATTGGCCGCAAGGGGCCAGAAACTGGACCTGGTTGTGATCGACTATCTCGGCCTGATCAAGACCGCGGACAAGCGCGCGGACCGGTACCATGCCGTCGGGGAGATATCGCGCACCCTCAAGGAGGTCGCGAAGGAATGCGACGTCGCCCTTATCGTGCTGGCGCAGCTGAACCGCGAATGCGAGCGCCGCGACGACAAGCGCCCGATGCTGTCCGACCTGCGCGACGCCGGCGACATCGAGCAGGACGCCGACACGGTCATGTTCGTGTTCAGGGAGCAATATTACCTCGAGCGCGCCGAGCCCGACGCCGCCGACAAGAAGCGCGAGCAGTGGGAGCTTGCGATGGGCGCCGCGCGCGACCGCATCGAGCTCATCGCCGCCAAGGTCCGGAACGGCCAGGTTGGGAAGCGGCTCTGTTATTTCTTCGGCGCGCATCAGGCGGTGCGCGGATCAACATACATGCGGGATCTCCACCAATGAGCGCCGCGCATCCGTGGATGAAGTTCTATCCGCGCGACTGGCGCGGCGACCAGGCGCTCCGGATGGTGTCGCTTTCGGCGCGCGGGCTCTGGATCGAATGCCTCTCGATCATGCACGAGGCGACGCCTTACGGCCACTTGGTCGTCAACGGGACGGCGCTCGACAGCGGTGACCTCGCGCGCCTCGTCGGGGCGCCGGTCGATGAGGTCTCCGGCCTCCGCGAAGAACTGATAAAAGCCGGGGTCGCGATCGAGAACCGCGCAGGCATTCTGATCTCAAAGCGAATGGTTCGCGATGAAAATCGGGCAAAAAAAGGCAAAAAAGCCGCGACTAAGCGATGGAGCAAAGACACAGAAAACAAAGGAAAAAACGACGCACCTAATGGGTCACCTAAAAGCGAACCTATTACCCAGAAGCCAGAAGCCAGAAGCCATATACCAGAAGAAAGAAAGAATCCCCCCAAACCCCCCAGCCTTCCCGCCGACGTGCGAGCCGTGATGGAAGCTGCCGGGTTTGTCGTCGCTCCACCCGACCTAGGCTTGATCGATGCCTGGAAGCGGGAAGGGGCCACGATGGATCAGGACATTCTCCCGGTCGTGGCTGCTGTCTCGAAATCGGTGAAGGCACGGACCGGTAGAGCGCCGTTCAAGCTCCAGTTGTTCGATGCTCCGATCCGCGAAAAGCTTGCCGCCGACGCCGAGGAAATCGAGCGGCTGAAGGGGATCCAAGCCCGCTACAGCGACCCTCCACCAGCCGCAGTCGGGGGTGCCCGATGACCCGTAAAACACCCGGGCCGTGCACGTATTGCAAGCGGCAAATGACGGCCCCGACCGACCGTGCCAATACCTCGCTCACGGTCGATCACGTCATGCCGCAATGTGTCGGTGGGACGCGCAAGGTCTGGTGCTGCCGGCTGTGCAACAACCTGAAGGGCGACCTGCACCCATCCGCCTGGCGGTGGTTCACGGAACACTATCCCGGCTGGTGGCGCACGTTCCGGACCAACCACGAGGTCATGATCGTCTGTCGCGAAAAGCTCGGGGCCGGCATCCGCGCCAGCATGATCGGACCGATGCGCCGCGATGAATTCGAGGAAAGCCGTAATGCCGGTCCTAGGTAACATCGATGAGCTTCTCGGCATCCTCGGCGCATCCGCGTTTCGGACGTTGGTCGAGGTTCGCGGCGGGACGTCTCTCCGAATCCCGCGGGACATCGCCGCCGCTCCGCACATCGTCCAGTGGATCGGTGACACCGCCGCGCAGACCCTAGTCGATGAATATGGCGGGTTCGTCATCGAGGTCCCGAACCTGAAGGCGACCCCCGCCTTCGACCATCGCGTCCAGCCGTTGCTCGGGAGCATGACCGACACGCAAATCGCCATCACGGTCGGATGTACCGAGCGCACCGTGCGCAACATCCGTCGGCGCCTTACCGGAAGCCTTCCGGCTAGGAAATTCGGAGGCCAGGGGTGAACCGTCGCCACGTCTTCAACCGGGCACCTCGGGACAAAGGCCGTTCGGCGGCAGACACGGCACCGGGCGGGCGTGAACCTTCCCGGTGCCGAACATTGTGAGCGATTAGCCCATTGGCCGGCCCCCTCAAGAACGCGAGACACGAGAAGTTCGCCCAGCTTTTGGCGAAGGGAAGGTCGCAATTCGAAGCCTATGAAAAGGCGGGCTATAAGCCCGATCGTGGCGCCGCGACGCGCCTATCAGCAAAAGTCAGTATTCAATCGAGACTGAATGAATTGAAGGGTCGGGCCGCCGAAAAGGCAGTCGCGACCGTCGCCGACATCGCCGCTCAACTCGACGAAGATCGGGAATTCGCGCGCGGTCTCGAACACTCCGCCGCAGCTGTTTCGGCCACGATGGGAAAGGCCAAAGTCCTCGGCCTCATCATCGACAAGACCCGGCACAGCTTTGATTTCAATGGCCTAAGCGATGAGGACTTGGATGCGCTCGAACGCATTATTGGCAAATCTTCCCTCGCTTGAGGAAATCCGGGCCGAGAAGGATCGGCGCGCTGCGCACGCGGCCGCGATCGATAGCGAACGGCGCCTTGAGGCCGAGCGCGGCGAGAAGTTGCAGCACGAGGCCGAGAAAGCCCGCTGTGGAGCCGATGCCGACGGGATCATCTATTGGTTCGATAACTACGTCTGGACCTACGACCCGCGCCTGATCGGCAAGGTTGGCCCGGACGGCGAGAAGCTGAGCCCATATGTGCGCTTCCAGCTTTGGCCCAGGCAGCGCGAGTTCATCCGCTGGCTTCACGCCCGCGTTCAGGCCAATGAGGAGTGGCTGGCCGAGAAAAGCCGCGACACCGGCGTCACCTACCTTTGCTGTGGATATGGTCTGAATCGTTGGCTCTTTGCCGAGGGATTCAAGACGACATTCGGCTCGAGGAAGGCCGAATATGTCGACAAGTCGGGGCAGCCTGACAGCATGTTCGAGAAACTGCGCATCATGCAGCGCCGGCTTCCCGATTGGATGATGCCAGACGGGTTTTCCGAGACCTCGCACAGCCTGTTCATGCGACTGATCAATCCTCAAAACGGCGCAATCATCACCGGCGAGGGCGGCGAGGACATGGGCCGCGGCGGACGATCGAGCCTTTACGTCGTCGACGAGGCCGCCTTCCTGCCGAACGCCGAAACCACGGAGAAGGCTCTGTCCGGCAACACCGATTGCGTCGGCTGGGTGAGCTCGGTCAACGGCATGGGTAACCTGTTCGCTCGCAAGCGCCATTCGGTGATGAAGCCGCATCAGGTTTTCCGGCTGCACTGGCGCGATGACCCGCGCAAAACCGAGGAGTGGGCTGCGGCCAAGAAAGCGAGCCTCTCGGACCCGACCGCGTGGGCCAGCGAATATGATATCGATTACGCCGCCAGTCTCGAAGGCGTCTGCATCCCGGCTGCATGGGTCGACGCATCGAAGCGGCTTGCCGCGCTCGAGGCCCAAGTCCGGCCCGCGAACGACGCCGTGGCTGGTCTCGACGTGGGCGCCGGAAAGGCTCGCTCGGTGTTCATCGGGCGCCGCGGTCCGGTCGTCGACGTCCCGCATTCGCGCCTTGACCCTGACACCACCGAGACCGCGCATTGGGCGCTCCAATTGGCATCCGACCTATCCACCCGGCAGTTGAACTTTGACGCGCCTGGCGTCGGCGCCGGCGTCGCCTCCACCCTTCGCCATAACGAGCAACGGAATTTGACGATCGTTGCCGTCAACACCGGCGATGCCCCGTCCGAACGCTATTGGGATGACGGCCGAAACTCGGAAGAAATGTTCGGCAACCTCAAGGCCGAGCTGTGGTGGCTGGCCCGCATGGCGTTCCAGCGGACTTACCAGCATGTGCTTTTCCTCGAGGGGCAGGAAGGCGGCAAGCTTCACCCGATCAGCGACTTGATCGCGATGCCTAGCGGCGACCCCGAAAGCGATAAATTATGCTCGGAATTGAGCCTCGTTCGCTGGTTTCGCAACGAGAAGGGCAAGATCGTTATCGAGAAAAAGGCCGAGCTCCAGCGGCGCGGCATTCCATCGCCCGACTATGCCGATGCGCTCATGCTCACCTTCATGCAGCCACAGGGTGAGGCGGAAGCGGTTTCGGTCGGCGCACGCGGCAACTCCACGCTCAGCATGTGGGGAAATCAACGATATGCAGGGAACCGGGGACGATGAACCTTCGAGACACACTGAAAAGCGCCGTGTCGTTCTTCGCGCCGGGGACGTCTGCTAATCAGGGGCGGTCGCTCTCTGCGCAGCGCGCGCAAGATCGGTGCCAGTTCCGCTTCCTCGGCGTCATGGGGCAGCGGGTCGCGAACGACGATCCGATCCTGAACGTCCACGGTGGCGGGAATCTCGATCTGTGGCGCGACATCCTCGACGATGAGCGCTGCTACTCGTGCTTTCAGCAGCGGCGCCTCGCGGTCGTGTCGCGGTCGTGGGAGGTTGAACCTGGCGCACAGGATCGGAAGTCGAAGAAAGCGGCCGAATTCCTCCGCGCGCAGCTTGAGCGCATCGGCTGGGACCGGATCTGCGATCGCATGCTGCACGGCGTCTGGTACGGCTATGGCGTCGGTGAGGCGGTCTGGGAGGTGCTGCCGGCGGGTGATGAGTTTGCCGGCCTGATCGGATTGGCTCGCATCGACGTCCCCGATCGCGCGTGGTTCGGCTTCACCGCGTCCGGCGAGCTTCGAATTCTCGACCCGATGGGGGTCCGGGACGAACCGGTGCCCGATCGCAAGTTCTGGTCATATTCGAGCGGTGGCGATCACGATTTCGTCCACTACGGCATTGGTCTCGCACATTGGCTGTTCTGGCCCGTGTTCTTCAAGCGGCAGGGTTTCCCTTTCTGGCTCAAGTTCCTCGAGCGATTCGGCTCCCCCACGACCGTCGGCAAGGTCAAGGGTGGGCACCTCGACACCGAACCCGGCAAGCAGAAGGTGATCGACATTCTGAAGGCCATCACCGGCAATTCCAGCGTGGCGGTGCCCGACTGGATGGAGGTGGACCTGCTCGAGGCCGCAACGATGGGAAGCGGCGGGT